TGAATTTGAGGTATTTCTTTTGCTAGCTCCGGTATAACCTCATTCCATACCGCCTTTACGAGCTCTCCCATGCCCTTAATAATTTCTTTGACCCTTGGAATCATGTTTTTACCCATTGCTACAACTTGCTCTATCCAACTGTTGGTCAAACTGCTAATATCTGCATCACCACTTGCAATACCAACTAACAGATTATCCCACGCTGCTTTCATTGCTTTTGTTGATCCTTCAATTGTTTGCTCTGCCTCTTCAACCGTTGTACCTGTTATCCCAATCTCTTGTTGTGTTTTATGAATTGCTTCAATTATTTTGTTAAATGGTATATCCTTGACTGTCTCTGCTGTTACTTTTATTGATTTTCCTAACACGCCTGAATCATTTATGAGACGTGCCATTTCTCCTTGTGTCCCACCATACATTATATTCAGCAAGGGTCGTTAAGCCTTGCCCGTTCTCTTACGAACTGCTATATATTTCTATATAGTTTAGACTATATCTTGACTTAATTATTCATTAAGCCCCCTGCGCTTCCACCTACTTAGGTGTACTCCCTTGCGGGATAGTCGTTACACTCTTATAAAATTACTTTTAAAGTCAAATCGTAATTTTATACTAGCACGGTATTGCCTTCAACCTTACTTGTTAAGGGTTCCACCGTTTTCACAGGGTTTTAGTTGGGCTCTGGTGTGTGGTTTTATCCACTTTTTTTGTTAACCCAACTTGAGGTTATCTAACATTGCGTAATTGTCCTTTGCAAATCCTTGATAAGCATTTTGAATCATATACATATCTGTGCCCATCTTATTTGCATTATCTGCCATGTCTCTAATCGCTAGATCTGCATATTGGACAGCTTTTTTAGTATCACCGCCCAACCCTTGCAATAATGTAGCCGAAAAAGACGTTGCTTGTTCCATATATTCATTAGCTGATATGCCCGCTGTCTTATATGCTTCGTTTGCGTACTTAATAAGCTGATCTGCGCTTTTCCCAAAAAGGGTTTCGACGCCTCCAACCAACTGTTCATTTTGTGCATACAGGTTATAGGATTGTTTACCCACATTAATAATGGATTGTCCCAATTGTTTCAATCCACTCATAGCTTTTTGTATCGCTTGACTCCCTAAGTCTGCAAGTACACCCTTTAGAATGGTGAAGCCATCTCCACCCTCTATTGCTTGCTTCCCGCTTTCTTCGGCTTCTTTACCTAATTTGTCAAGTGCTCGTGCTGTCTCATTACATGTAGTCTCTGCATTTGCTGTCCTAATTCTCATATCATTTATTGCTTTACCTTGTGAGTCAAACGCCTTCGAGCTTTTATTTACCTCTTGTGAGAGATCGGTTACTACTTTTTGTTGGTTTTTGTATTCCGTTGAAGAAGTCCCTAATGTTTTTCTTATTTCTTCTAATTTTGTCTTTTCATTGTTGTATTTATCTAACAATGCCTGGTGACTAGAAGCCGTTTTGCTATATTCTGCCTGCATTGACGAAAGCTGACTTTTAAGTGTTCCTAAAGCTTGTTTTTGCTTTTCCAACGCTTCACTTAATTGTTTTGATTTTGTAGCTAAATCTTGCGTTGTCTTATCACCGCTAGCCATATTTGAAGATGTAGCTTTCATCTCTGCGCTAACCACTTTAAGGCTTTGCGTTATTTGGGTGAGGGCTTTTTTATATTCACTTTCACCCGTTAATTTTATACTCCCTCCAAAGCCTGACATTTACTCACCTCCTTATAACCATTCTTCCGCCTCTTGTGACTTTGTATAGGCTTCGCTATACGTCATATTTGCATTTTTTAGTCTCATTTCTAAATCAAAAGTATTTTTGTAGTGATCGTATAATTTATTAAACGTTGTTAGCGTCAATCTACCTGTCTCCTTGAAAGACATATTAAGTTTTGTCTTCCCTACATAAAAAAACCATGAGAAGTCAATGACAGGATCAACTTCATCATGGATTATCCGTTTTTTTCCGTACTCTTCGTACTGTCAACAACTGTTTCATTTAATTTTTTAGTCGCTTCCACAAGTCCAACCTCTGTAATAATTCGTCCAATTTGTTTAAGCGTGAATGGTTTTATGTTTGTTCCTTTTTCTTCGTTTTCAATGTCAATACCCTCATTTATCATTTGCATAAATCCAAACATAACTGCCTTTGCATTCGGCTCTCCATTTGTCCCATCCGTTAAAGAACCCCATTTATCGAGAGTCCCATATTCTTCTTGTATAGCTTCCATAACATTAAGATTGAATACAACAGAGTATTCTTTATCTTTGTATTTAATTTTTCCATTTATATCTTTCATTTCATTTTTCCCTCCCTTAAAAATCCATAGACCAAATTTACGCCTTTTTTTGTTTTATAAAAATCCATAGACCAAATTTACGCCTTTTTTTGTTTTATAAAAAAAGCGGGGCTCTTGCCCGCTCTTAATTTATTGTTGCCCATACTGCATATAAAGTTATATCGGCTGTTGGTGTATAAGGACTTGTTACATCTGCCTCTGTTGCGTCGTCGGTAGTAGCCCACCCTGCGAATTCTTGTCCCTCTGGGGCTGTAAGTCCTGTACCATCGTTTAAAGTAACTGACTCGCCCGCGTCAACTGTTACGGCTGCAACTGTTCCTGTGCCCCCATTTGCGTCATATGTTATAGTATATTGTGTACTTGCGGGCTGTGGACTAGTACCAAACAAGCTATTAAGATACGCTTGTGCCGCTGACATTGAATCAAAAGTTTGTGCAATTGACCAATCGCCATTTGCTAACGCTGCTATTGTCCCCTCAATTTCCGACGTGTTAAATTCTAAAGTCTCTCCCTTAGTATTGTCGGTCTGTGAAGGCTCTGCGAACTTTACCTTGTTTAAAAATTCAACTTTATATTTGTAAACACCGCCAACCATTTTGGTAATTATTCTTCCTAACCCTACATATGGTGCGGTGTCGCTCGAATTTCTAACCATATTCCCATCATTTATTTCATGCCCTAACAATGTCGCCATTGTTGTCAAATCTTCGTCGTCGATACCCAATGTGACTGTGCCGCTCTGAAACGAAGTATCTGACTCTGCTAGTGCATCATCTGCGTATAGTGTTGCTTCATTATTTGATATACTCACATTACATGATATAGCCTTAGCGGGCTTTGTTGCTGCCCCATAAGTTGCGGTGCCGTCTTCTTGTTCGGTTAATATGCCAAAAAGGAAATTCTTTAATCCTATCTTTGCCATGTGTTTTTACCTCCTAATTAATTATTTTGGTATAATGTTTCACGTGAAACATTATTATTAATCTCACTTCTTAATATTGCAAAACTTAATGTTTTATGGTAATATCCCGTGTCCACCTCATACATATCTGGTGAAGTTCTTAACGGTTGCCACCTAAAATTATTTGCTCTTAAAATTTGTTTTACACTCTCAATAATATTAATAAAATTGCCTTTAGAATAAACGTCAAAATCATAATAATCTGCATACCCTAACAACTCATCATCACCACTCAAGGAATTATTTGCGTCTTGTTGCATATACACAATATAGGGCTCGCCATGCCCCTCATAAAACATATAAGATACTGGTATTTGCACCCCATCCACCGTGAAATTAGCAAATATAGATTCTATTAATTCATTCATCTAGCACCCCCCCACTCGCTCTTTTTTGAGCATCCAACATTGCTTTTTCAATTTGTGCTTTTTTAAATGATCTCCTAAAAAAGGGCTGTTTAGGAAATGGTAAAGTACTTCTTCCATATTCAAAAACATTTGCTACTAAAGGGGCTGGTATCCTCTCACCATTTCTATTTACAAAATAACCATAAAAACCCACCTTGGTATTTATACCCCCATCGCTAGGAGTCTTATATACTTTTGTCTTTTTAAGGTTCTTCATCATTGGAGAGTCTTTGATCCCTTGCGGGGCGTTGTTCTTTATGTTTTGCATGACAACATCTGCCCCGGCGTCGGTCATTGCACCCAAAATATCGTCTGCCTTATCGTATATCTTTTGTATATCTTTCATAATTTCCGTTGGAAGTTGCAATTCGAACCGTGCCATTAATGGGTAACCTCCTTATCAATGATCTACCAATTTTGCCTGAATCTCCAACTCTACATTTGCCTCATCTATGTTATTTAGGTATTGGATGGTGTACGTTTTCCCCCTAAAATCTATTTCCATATCCCTGTTAATCTGGGTGTTTTGCGGGTAACGAATTGTAAAATTAGTAAACGCCTTTTCAAAGTCGGTGTCATTCTTAATTAGGGTAAACCCTCTAGTCGTCTTTACTGCTGCATACGGTTGTAATACTAATGTCCGTTGCTTGTTTTGGAAACCTTGCGAGTCTTTGACAACGGTTGTTTGGTATATGCTGATCCTTCGGTTATATTTACCTGCGTTAATAGTTTTACTCATAATAAATTCACCGAATGTAGGCCCAAAATAGAATCAACAACCATATTCACATTGTTGCTGTCAACGTACAATGTCCTATTGTCCCACATATCCTGGACTAAAATTAATATAACTATAATTATGTCTTGGTATGTGTCCATTGATTCTATTGTTTGCCCTGTGTAATTTACCACATAATTTTTTGCAACTGTTAATAATGTATTGAGAGTGTTTAAATCATCTTGTGTTACTTCATAAATCCTTATATAGTCTGCTAGGTCTTGCGCCGTTATTTGACTAACTGCGGTTATTTGGTTCATTTGTTCCCCTCCTTATAGGAGTATTAAGTCCCTTCTTGTGTTTCTGGTCCTGCCTCTGGTGTTGTTGCTGTCCATACTGCGTGTAAAGTTACATTTTCTGTTGGTGTATAAGGGCTTGTTACATTCGCTTCTTCCGCTGTTGCCTCTGTTGCCCAACCTGCAAACTCTTTACCCTCTGGTGCTGTAAGCCCTGTCCCATCACTTAATTCTATTGAATTACCCGCTATTACTGTTTGGGCTGCGACTGTCCCTGTGCCCCCGTTAGCGTCATATATTACTGTTAAAGTACCAACATTCACGGTTGTGCTTGCGTACTTTGTGACGTCGTATGTCCCATTTGCGCTAATATTTTTAGTGCCGTATGGTATAACATCTTGGTATAGTGTAGCTAGCCCGGCTGTGATTAATTCATTACCTAAAGTCTCATCTGCGGTTACAACTTCACCACATCTATAAGAGACAAGCTCGCCCGTTGTTTCATCTCTAAGAGTTAAAGGTTTTGTTATTTGTATATTCACTTCTTTTTACCCCCCTTTTTCTTTATAGCTTTCTTTTTGATAACGTTTGCTTCTATATAGCCTGCGTCTAATAATCCTTGGACAATAGACGGGTCCGATATCTCCCGAACCTCGCCCTTGTCCATTGATACTAGCCCGGTAAAGGAAATCAAAGCCTTGTATTCCATAGCTTTCCACTCCCTTACACCGCTGCCATAACTAATTTAGCAAGCTTTTGATTGTCTTCAACTTTTGAATCGAATTCAAACCAACCAATAACACCATCTGCATGCTCGTCTGCATATTTTTCCCTTAATACCTGGATATTGATATTTTCACTAAATTTAGTCGCTAATCCCTTAAAATCCCCATAGTATATAACGGCGTTTCCTGCGGCTATCTCCGGCATATTGTCCGATACATAAACCGGTTTTCCTAACAAAGAAGTCCCAAATGGTAAGGAAATATCGTCTTGCAACATGTAACGTCCCATTTTGTCTTTTAGTAGTCTTAAGGCTGTCCTTGTTTGTGTGGACATGATCCATATTGCGTTACCCTGGTATCTATCTTTGATAGAATCATGTAATTTTATAATCTCATCTGCTGTAATTGCGTTTGTTGCTGCTGCTGTAACTGAATTAGTAAGTGTAGAAAGTCCTGTAACTTTGTCTGAAGTACCATTCAAAAGCTCTCCTTCGATAAACCTTGCAATGTGCTCTGCCATCAAATCAACGATAAAATCAACAATGTTAAACTTTGAATTGTTAATTAATGATCTTGACACTTTTACTAACGCTCCCGCTAAATATCCTGTCAAAGTTACATTGCTGTTAAACTCTCCCACTGAAGAAGTAATTTTCACAAATTCCTGTTGATACCCTACATTGATTGCTGACTCTGACTCATCGTAATAAGGAATTGTTAATGTACCTTTTATGTTATATTTGCTAGACCTATCCAAAATAGGGCAAATATCGTATACTTTCCTGATAATTCTATCTGCGATTGTTTGTGGAATTACCGCTCCATTGTCGTCTATAGTTAGATTAACTGGGTCTGTATCCCTTTTATTTAAAACATATCCTCTAATATACTCTTCAAAAGCTCTTGTCTCTCTCTCTTCTTGCTTTTTACAAGCTCTTTCTTCTTCTTCCTTTACTGTTACTTCTGTTTCCGCCTTTGGCTCTGGGTCTGGTTTCTTTTCTGCGCCCAACATATCTCTAAAATCGTCATCTAGTTTCAATGTTTCTTTAATCCTCCTTACGTCATCTCTTATTTCTGCTAATTCTTGCGCCTCTGCGTCTGTCAACTCTCTCTTCTCTCCTTTTGCTTTCTGTAAAACCTCTTCGGCTCTTGTTATTAAGTCATTCTTTTTTTCTTCTAAAAATTTTGACATTTTAATGCCCTCCTTATATTTTTAATTTTTTAATTCTCTAATTAAATTTTCATATTTTGCATAATTAATTTTTTGTTCTTCTTTTTCTAGTTTTTCTTGTGTTACGGGTTCTTCTTGAGTTGTCGGGTTGTCCTCTGTAAGCGCCTCGCCATAAAAGATTGACTCTCCTTCCGCCCTGACTGATACTAGTGTACCTTCATAGGCTGGCTTTTTAGTTCGATCTAAAATTGATACCTCTTCTAAGTCTAAGTCTTTGACCTCCCTTAGGGGTAGCCCGTCTTCGTCTCTCTTTTGCTCCACATCCCTATCTCTGAAGCCAAAAGACCAACCCACTAAATCTCCATTCCTTGCTTTTTGTATAACTTCGGGGTCTTTTATAATTGCTCGTGCATGAAGACCAATATTGTCTTCTTCAAGCTCTAAAGTGCCTTCTTTAGTCCCTCCTATGTCTCTATCATGGTTAAGAAGGAGTCTTACATTGTCATTCCTTCCTAAAGCCCGTTTAAAAGCTCCCTTACATATCCTTTCGATGAAACGCCCCATACGTGACATTAGCGGGCGGCTAGCACGCTCGATAGCGTTCACATATCCTGATATTTCTACTTGGTCTTCTTGAATTCGTATTTGCATTTTCTCACCTCCTTACTAACCCTTTTTCTAAATCATTAAGTAAATCATCTGCCTTCTCATTGGTGCTTTCTTCATTTCCTTCTAGCGTATTTCCTGCAAACTCTTGCCCTTCTA